TTTTTTCATAAATCAATAAATTTAATTAAATCGATGAATGACTCGTCATCTCTTTTGTTAGTGGTATCTAAATCAACATAATTTTCAGTCGGGGGTTCGTAATTATCAACGTGATATTCTTCCCTTCCTCTTATGTCTTTTGTATGTACATAAATTTCAATTACGTTATTATCTTTTTTAAAACTATCTCTCATGTCTTTGTATGGTGAAACAAGTGATACCACAACTGAATATCCCTTTTCACTCATAAAACGAGCAATGTCTTGAGCTCTTTCTATATTCCTTCTTCTACCTGTTTCAGAATAATCTTTATTGTTGAAGATTTTACGTAAATCATCTCCATCAATATGGATAACTCTCTCGGTATTACTCAAATAAGATTTTAAATGTTTTGCTATGGTCGTTTTCCCCGATGCGGGTTGACCTGTAAACCAGTATATCATAGATAATAATATACTAAATTACAATGATAAAGTCAAATGGTCTTATATGTATTTCCTTCTGTGACAATGTCTGATTTAGAAATCTTGGGGTTGGGTGTTTTCCCGAAATTATTTTGTTCTGTATGGATAACTTTAAAATCTGAAGGTAGTGAAACTAACTCCCAATCAATGCTCCGTTTAAATCCATTTTTTTTAAAATGGTTAATCAATTTTTTTGCACCATATGGCTTTATTAAATAACAATAACAGTTTGGAAACCATTCGGTTATATTATTTAAAAAACATATATCAAAGTCTTTTTGAAACAACTCTTCCAAATTAAGAGTTAAATCATTAATTAATTCAATATCGTCTTCAAAAACACATATATTTTTATTCTGATTGAAACACTCTTCCCAAATCATTATGTTTGAAAGTGCAACCGCTCTCACGCAGTTTGGGTCGACATTCCAAAGATGATAGTCAGATTCTATAAATAAATCTTCGGGTATATAATTTGTTTTACCGTCTAACGCATCAAAAAAACTAAAAGGATATTTTTCCCCAATTAAATTGGTGATATATTCTCTTCTGTCTTGTCTTCTTTTTAATGATAAAACTTTAACCTCGTAATTCATATTGTAATTTCCAGCCTTTCTTAATTTGGTTATCAAAAAACTCGAACATATTAAATCTAAAGTTTTCGATATTTGATTCCCACAAAGATTCAGGACCCATTCCGTATTCCCAACCTTTTATACTTCCCCATATAGACTTATCATTTTCAGGGTGTGGAGGTAAGAATGTATTGATACCCCTTTTTTGTAGTTGATAGGAAAAATTCATATCCTCACCACACAACCAGTATTTTGAATCGGGTATCTCTGACCAATAATATTTTAACCATTCCTTTTTGAAGAACCAATTGTGAACAACATAATCAACTTGCATAATTTTTTCATTTGGATTTACCCAACCGAATCTTTGATAATTGTCTTGGTATCTTTCATTTGAATTAAACACATATCCACAAGTTCCATATAAACCTTCTTGCATTATAAACGAATTTAGACAATTTTCTAACCATTTTATACCTGGTATTGTGTCGTTGTCTATAACACAAACAAACGGATTTTTAGAATGTAGTGCTAAAGAAAATCTACCCCACACTCCGGTGTTTTGTTTTGTATTATCACAAATAAGAATTTCATCGACTGGTATTGTTTGTGATAAAATAGATTCATATTGCTCCTCAAATAAATTCTCCCTTTTGTGTTTAGTTAATATAACTGTTATCATTTGTTATTTCTTTTAGACGGTCTAAATTTATTTCACTTGTCTTCACAATATCTCTTTGGTCGGGATGAAACAAGTGTATTATATAACCTGTCATTCTTTTAAATCGAAACCCATTATTAATTAATCTATGATGTCTTTCGTCATCCTCTCTTCCCCAACCAACAAATCCCTCATCATTCATACCTACATCAATAAATTTTTTTCTATTAATAATAAAAATACCGCCGACACATTTCTTTCCCCAAGGTTCCCTTGTTTTAAAATCGGGTAAATCAAAACATTCAGTATACGGTAAACAATAATCAATTTCATCCATAAACATTTGTTTTAGGGATGTGTATATGTTATAGTAATCCAACAAAATAATGTCACAATCAATTACACAAACGTATTTCTTTTTTGATAATTTAATACCATCGTTTATACATTGTGATTGATTATGTGGTAAATCCTTTTTTCTAAAAGTATACTCGAATCCGTCTGTTTCAATGGTTGATTCAGTACCCTGTTCGGAAATTATAAAATTCGTATCCTTGAAATGTTTTTTATAATAGTCAACTACTTTTAATAGATTTAATTTTCTTTCCTCACTATCTTTTCTATATGGTATTATAATATCTAATTCGCTTAGAATTGGTTTTATTATATCATTGTCATAGGTGTAATTTGATGCAATAATATTGGTGGATATTTTTCTGAGGTCTTCGTTTATCTGTATTGGTGTGTTTGATAGTTTTGAAGCAATTACTATTGTGTATCCTTCTTGATCACCAAATCGGTCACTCTTTCTTATGCCTTTATCAAACTCATGTTTTATATCAGTTAGTTCATGATAATAATCGAAGAATTTTTTACAATCTATATTATTTAAATTAAAATATATAATATCTTCCCAAACAGATTGTATTAAATTTAAATTTTCTAAATTATATTTTTTTATGGATTCTTTGTATACATCCAAATTTATATCACCTATAAATTCTTCTAAATTTTTTGATAGTCCGTTACGGGTATATGAAATACCATCTTCAAATTTGATATCTATCAATAGATTAAAAAAAACATCGTCGTTGATAATTAAATCAGCGTCGATTAGTAATATTTCTTTATAACCTAAGTCGTGTAGTTTCTCTACAGCAAAAATTTTATGGTGATATGAAAATGTATTTTCTTCATAAGAAATTACATTGTGCCCGATAAATTGGTTTTTTTTCTCAGTATACACAAAGGTTTCATATCCGTTTTGTTTAAACTTAGATAACAGTTTTGAACCAAATTTCACATAAGTTTCATCACCATATATGAACGTCAAAAAGGCGGGTTTCATTAAGATTAGTGTTTATATATAAAAGGATCACGTTTTCTTAACTCCTCTAATTTTTTTTGAAATTCTTTTTTCTTTTTTCTCTCCTTGAGTTTATTTTTAACCCAATTAATTAATTTAGTTATCATAATTTATTTTTTAAAAACTATAAAATTTCCTAATACCAAAACATCCATTTCAGTATCTAAGAAAGTTATTATTGCATCTTCAGGTGTTAATACCATTGTTTTATCTTTAATATTAAAAGATGTGTTTAGTAATATGGGATATCCCGTTTTCTCTTGAAACTTCTTTAATAATCTATAAATAGGATTCATTGGTATCACTGATTGAATTCTAGCCGTACCATCAACGTGTGTCACCGCGGGTAGTTTATCCCTGTATTTCTCTTTAACCATAACTACCTGATTCATATAAGGAACATATTCCTTTGACTCGAAATATTCACTTTGGTTCTCAAATGAAACCATAGGTGCAAATGGTCTGAATCCTTCCCTTTTTTTGATAACACGATTTATTTGGTTTTTCATTTCAGGATGAGTTGGGTCAGCAAGTATTGATCTGTTACCTAATGCTCTTGCACCGAATTCAATCCTATCTTGAAACCATCCGATAACCTTACCTTGGGAAATATGATTCGCAACTCTTGTTAATAATTGTTGATGTTCTAAATGTTCATATTGGACCAAAAGTTTGTATTCATTTAACACTTTAGATATTTCTTTTGTAGTATAACTAGGTCCCAAAAAGGGGGTTGTTGATAGTTTTATTTTAATATTTTTTATTTTTCTTAAATAGTATAAACAACTGCCTATCGCGTTTCCTGCGTCAGATGGTGCCGGTGGTATCCACAATTTTTTAAACATACCCTTGTTAACTATTTTACCGTTGGCGGTTCCATTATATGCACATCCACCGCCCAAACAAAGGTTATCTGAGTTATATAATTCTTTAGAATTTTCTAATAATTTAAAAAAAACTTCTTCATATTTTTCTTGTATAGAAGCCGCTAAATTTTTGTGTGATGGCTCAATCGCATCTTTTACGTCTCTCGGTCCTAAACCTATAACATCTTCTAATTTATGATTAAACATTGTAATATCAGATACATCCCATGAAAAATAATCCATGTTACATATGATTTGACCATTTTCAAATTTAATCAACTTAGATACCTCGTCTCTATATTGTGACGGATCACCATACGAAGCTAAACCCATAACTTTGTACTCACCTTCATTCGGTTTGAATCCTAAGTATGCAGTCATTGCGGAATAGAATAATCCCAAAGAATGTGGATACTCTATTGTCTTAATTTGTTCAACTAACCCATCTTTACCAATTCCAATGGACACGGTAGAAGTTTCTCCTACCCCGTCTATCGACACAACTAAAGACTCCTTAAAGTTAGATGAACCATATGAATACATCATATGAGACATGTGATGAGGAGTGTAAAATATTTTTTTACTTATTTTACCTAAATTGTATCTAACCTTTATATTATTGACGAGTGATTTTAAAAAAGATTTTTTTCTTTTGAATCTCAATAGTGGATTTTCATAATAACAAACACACTCAATGTCTCCTTTACTTAAATTATAGTTTTGAAAAACATATTTTAAAGATTCTTTGGGGAAAGACGAGTCGTGTTTAATACCTGTGAATTTTTCCTCTTCACAAGCAAAAATTAAGTTACCGTCTTGAAATAAACAAACGGACGAATCGTGATAATATGCGGAAACCCCAATAGTATACATAATAATAATTATTAGTTTTTATAAACACCATTTTTTATTTTATTAATATTCTCCATTTGTGTTTGTAAATAATCCATATAATTTTCTGTTGATTCTAAACAATTACCGACCTCATTAAATTTTCTATCTATTTTAATAACCTCATTTACCGCTCCGAAATCTTGTATTAGTTTTTGTTTAATTAAAAACATCAATTCTTTTATGGTTTTATATCCATTTAGATGAAAAAAACCATTGAAATTATAAGAAATATTTTTAAATATGTCATCCCTATTCTTAATATTTAAAATTTGTCTGTTCGATTCAATTATAAATGGATACATTTGTTTCTTTTCCTCGTAATGAATTAAAGTGGGGTTTTTATCAAAAAAGAATGTAAACAATTCACTATCTGTTTTTCTTGCTGATAGCTTACTGTTAACCATATACCTTACTGCTGATGGAATAAATAGTTGTTCTATGATACAAGAATAATAATAGTCAGAATCGAAGAATTCCTTGTTTTTATTATATATTTCTAAACAATATTGAGACGCTCTTTTAATTAAGGAAAAATTATAACCACCAAATACACACATATTCATTACATCTTTGAATTTAACAAACTCTAAAAATTCTTCGGGCACGTCGTTTTGTATCTTGAACGCTCCTTGTAGGTATGTTGTGAAAAAATTTGTTGTGTTTTTTGTATATCCAATATATTCACCAGAACCCTCTGGGTAACAACCCCAAATAGTGTTCCTATCTAATTCAGGAAGTTTATTGAATAAAAAGGTATCTAAATCTATATGTATAAAAGGTTCTTCTTGTAATGAATATACCATTAATTTGGGTATTGAGAAGGTGTCGACATTTACGTCCTTCAATACCTCAACATTAATATTTGTGTATGGTATTCCTATTTCTCTTACAATATCATGTATTTCTTGATTACAATAAAGTTCTACTCTTTCATAATGTTTTTTAGCCAATAAAACAGATAATAACATAGAATAGGCGGTGTACTCATTAAATCCGGTACCATTCTTAGTTTTGATATATGTGTGAACAATTTTCATTTAACTAAATTTAAGTGGTACTATACAATTGTGGATATTCCGCAATTAGATGTATACCTCCATTATTTATTGCATTCTCATACGTGGCTCTAATATCTTTCACTTCCAATAATTCATGTATCTGTATGTTGGGACACATAGTTTTAAATTGATTGATGTAATTACCCTTATGTTGATGTCCGGGGTCTAATGGTACGTCTGATCCTTTACCTACCCTTATAATCATATTTGGTAACCACTTATTATTACTCATCAGTTTTATTTTATCAACATGATTTACAAGTTGATTCGTTGCACAAATTAGGAAATCCCATCTTGGGTAGAAGGTTACCACATGATATCCATTCATAGACATACCCAAAGACATACCCATTTGTGTGTCTTCCATAACCGGTACTTCTATTAATTTTTCTTTAGGTACACCATCAAGTGTAGAACTCATAGGATTACCAGGAAACAGGATTTGCTGACCAATAAAAATTGTTTTATCAATTTGACCAATCTTAGTCATCATTTGTGTTAATTCTTCTTTATAACTTGTCATATTAAACTTTTAAAAAAATTATAATCTTTTTTATCGTTTACGATATTTTTTATTCTTTTCATATTCGATTCAAATCTTTTCTTATTTTCTGAGAAATATTTTTTAAAGTCAATTTGTTTAAGTTTTTTGACTTGCTCAAAATATAAAAATAACCTTTCTCTATTGTCTTTTTCTTTATCAAATGAATAATCGATAATATCCTCAAACATATCTAATTGATATTTTTCTTTGAATCTTTCATTATGACCACAACTACCTAATATTAATCCTATTTGAGAATAATAAAATGGAATTAAAGATTTTTCTGTTATATGAATTACTTTCTCACTATGATAACTTGTTTCGGTAACTAAATTTACATACGAATGTTTATATGGATTCATTTCATAAGATTTATAAAAATCAATAAAATACGGAGGCTCGTCTATTTTGTAATCGGTTTCATTTATACTATTTTTAATACCATAATTTACCAAATAATCAATATGTTCTTTATATTTTTTTATATCATCTTTATCTAATACATCTAAGAATAAGATATAAGAATATGAACCATCTAAATTGATGTATCTTTCTTTTATTTCATTACCTCTAAGTAGTGACCAATCAATTTCATCTAAAATACCTTCATTCCTTAATAATACCAATAAAGCAAGTCTGTGACATTTATTCATTCTATTAAAACACATAAAAGTATTTTTTCTATTTTCTTCAAAATTATACTTAAATGTGTTCATACCTTCCACCGCAACCAATGGTAATCTATTTGATGTGTGTACCTTTATTTTACTATTTGATTCTGACACCAACCCATCAATAATTTCATTTCCATTTATTAAAATAATTTGTTCGGTATTTAAATTTTCATTTTTTGATTGCTCTTCTAAACAAATTATCACTCTATCATTATCAGATTCATGTTCAGACAAAAAAACCGAAAAAACATTTTTATGTTTTCTCATAAGGTTTTTTGTCTTATGTGGTATTGGTAACGATTTATAATTTAAAAAATAAGGTTCAATATAAAAACCGGTTACAAGAATTGAATAATATTTTTCAGACTCATTTATTACAATATCATTGATATCAATAAACTCGATTTCCTCAATCTTGTAACCATACATCGTATTTACAATTAAGTCTTTATTACCCTCAACAGAACTATCGTATAAAACATTAAATTTTCTCATTTATTTCTTTGTTTATCCATTGATATGTTTTTATTAATCCCTCATTTAATGGTTTGTTTGGTTTCCAATTTAAAACCTTTTCAATTAATCTATTATCACTATTCCTACCTCTAACACCTTGTGGTCCATTTACATTCTTAATTGAGATGTCTTTACCACTTATATTGATAATTAATTTTGTCATGTCGTTTATGGAAATCATTTCTTCGCTACCAATGTTAATTGGTTTATCATAATCTGACTCCATTAGTTTTAAAACGCCGTCCAAACATTCATCAATATATAGAAATGACCGAGTTTGTTTACCGTCCCCCCATATTTCTATGATACCACCATTTTCACATTTGGATACTTTTCTACAAATTGCCGCAGGTGCCTTTTCTTTTCCACCATCATATGTTCCATTTGGTCCAAATACATTATGAAATCTTCCTATCCTAACATCCACACCATAGTTTCTTTTAAAAGTTGTATATAATCTTTCACTAAATAATTTTTCCCAACCATATTCACTATCTGGATTCGCGGGGTACGCTGACGATTCTTCGCAAACAGGTGCATCAGGATTCAATTGATTATGTTCATTGTATACACAAGCAGAGGAAGAAAAGAAAAATTTTTTTACTTTTAGCTTAGCACCTATATTCAAAACATTCAGATTTATCAACATAGAGTTATGAACAACTTCTGCATCATTTTCTCCTGTGTTGATATACCCAGCACCACCCATATCAGCAGCCATTTGATAGACCTCGTCAAATGAATCGTTATCATCCGGTGAGAACAATACTCTTTTAACAAAATTTGGTTCACGTAAATCACCCAAGAAAAACTCATTACATAATTCTTTTTCTTGGAAATATTCGTGTCTTTTTATGTCAACCGAACGCACATAGTGACCTTCATCTTTTAATCGTTTTGAAAGATGTCCACCAATAAATCCTCCACCACCTAAGACAACTATTTTTTTCATTTTAAAATACCACAAATTTTCCTGTACCATAATGTGGCCATTGTTTATTGTATTCATAATAAACAACATCATTAGGTATATCCGATTTTTTATTCCATGTTTCTATTGTTGGTGTATTCGTTGATACGCCGTTGTCTTCAACTACAAATCTAACTGGTAAATTAAAATTCTTTACGTACTTATAGTTTTCCATAAATGTACCGGTTTCAAATGTCATGTCACCAACAAAACACCATACGATATTGTCTTTATTTTCTCTTTTATTAATCATCGCAACTCCTGTTGCTATTGGAATAATACCACCCACTATTGCCGAACTATAAAATTTTTCTTCTTGATTGATTATTGTTATTGACCTACCTTCTACTATTTCTTGTTCTAACCATTCAGAGGGTACACCTTTTAATAGAGCATGATAGTGAGATCTCCAAGTTGAGAAAACCCAATCTGTTTTTTTCACTCTTTTGAATATTTCAATAAGGTGTTTTTCATTTCCTCCACTTAAATGAACAGGTCCTCTTATCCTACCTGACTCCCAATGGTCGGCGATTTTTTTCTCAAAACCAATTAATCCGTATGTGTCCCATAGAGGTTTATTAACAATCGGATATTGTTCTAAATTTTTAATCATTTATCTCTTTTTTGTAATATTGGATTATTTGTTGGCCATTCGATATTAAAATTATTATCATCCCATTTAATTACTCCTTGTTGATTTTCGTCAACATATTCACCATTATAAAAATAATTGTAATAAAACATACAATCAGTAACTGCATAATGTCCGTTTGCAAAACCTGGTGGTATTAAAACCTGGTCTCTTGTTTTTTCAGAAAGTAAGTAAGATTCCCATTTACCAAATGTGCTCGAACCATTTCTAACATCTAAAACCACTAAATAAATTTCACCTTGGATTGCTTGTATTAATTTCCAACTCTTCTTGTCATAATGTAAACCCCTCAAAACACCCTTGTGGGATTTTGAAAACTTAGTATGAAAATTAATTTCATTTATGTCATAATGAATATTAAATAAAACAGGATGTTTTTGTGAATGAAAAGTTGAAAATATTTCTCCTCGATATTCTCTATAAATTGATGGTGTAAAGATTGGTACTTCACATCCGAATGTTTTCAAATAAGAAACATTCCATTCATCCCATTTTTTATCTTTATAACTCATATTATTTATTAAATGACACAATACTGAATCTTGGATTATTTGCGTATGGTTGAACAGTACTTACAAAATGCGGTTGTCTAAAAACCTGATTGTTCAATAACACCACTCTATTGAATCTCGGAAAAATTTGTTTATTAAACTCGTAATCAACATCAGAACATATGTTTAACATTCCACCCCAATCCCAAACCCAATCTTTGTTAACATAATAAATAGCATTTATTTTACCAGCATAATCATCCATATGAGTCCTATAATGATCACCCTCATCTAATTTATAACATCTAATATCAAAATCATTTAACTCAAATGGAGACACATTTTTTAATAGGTTAATAAAATTATTATTGAATAATTTTAATATTTCATCATTTGACTCTAGTTCTTGTGACCTACTAAAACTTGATGTATAAATTTCTCCATTTTTTGGTAGATATGGTGAATTTGATTTAAAAACATGTGAATAGTGTTCCTCTCTTTTTTGAATACTTTTTTCCCAACTATTATTGTCGACAAACAATTTATTCAATTTAATTGCATCTTCTAATTGAAGAAAATCATCAATAATCGAGTATCCTAATTCAACAAGCTCTGTTTTAATGTTATTCATAAATTTTTTATTCCCAACTAATTCCCCAATCTTTAAATTCGGAGGCAAGACAATCTGTTTTATAGTCTTTTCTACCCCCAACAATTTCTTGAATTTTATTTTTGGCGGCGTTTCTGACACCATTTAGACCGTGTGTTAATTCTAAGTTAGTATCTTCTGTTTTACCGTATTTTCTATAGTTGGATTCATTATGCCAAATATGTAAATTGGTTTGAGCTAATACAACAATTGCCCTTATCGTCTCGGCCATTATTAATTCATCACTATTTTTTAATATTAAATCAATATCATGTTTAATATCTCTAATTTCTTGAGCATACTCCTCTTTATGTTCAGGTATGAACTGTTCTTTTAATTGAGAAATACTCATTCTGTCAATTAATTCTGCTAATGTTGGTAAGTACTTACGTTCTGACATTATTTTATCTGTTTAAAAATTTACGACCGTTATTTATTCTTAATCTCCAATAATCCAATAGGTCTTCCATTGTTTTATTATAAGGTATTTCTGGTTCCCATCCCGTATGGTTTTTAAATTTTGTTGTGTTAGGTATCTGTAGGTTAGCATCAATTGGTCTAAATCTATTCATATCTAATACCACTTCAATATTTGACACTTTAGATTTTGATAAAAGATATTCTAATGTTTCACCAACACTACAGGTAAAATTACCTCCGATGTTGTAGTATTCACCCGATATTGGGTTTATTGTTAATAGCAACCAATATGCCCTAACAGCGTCTCTGACATCCGCATATGTTCTAAGTGAATTAAGATTACCTACCAATATTTTTGGTTCTTGTAGTCCCGATTCAATCATTGCAATTTGTTTTGCAAAAGTCGATTCGTGAAAAACATCTCCTCTTCTTGGTCCTGTGTGAGTGAACATTCTTGTAGTCATGATTTTCATACTATAAGCTTCGGCGTAATATCTACCAATAAGATCAGTACCAACCTTAGATATTGCATAAGGTGAAGCGGGATGTATACTACATTCCTCATCAATCGGTAATTTGTGTTCAGGTACTCTACCAAAAATTTCACTTGATGCACAAACATGTATTAAAGCATCTTTATATTCCGATTTTCTAATTGCTTCCAAAAGATTAGTAGTCCCAATAATATTTGTCTGTAATGTTTCAATTGGTGAATCAAAACTTGTTTGAGGGTAGGATTGTGCTCCTAAGTGAAAAACATAATTAGGTTTTGATTTTTCTATTGCACATTGTATTGATGCGTAATCATTTAAATCCCCATAAATTAGTTCGACTCTGTCTTTTTTATTTATCACTTCGGTCAAATGTTCAATGTTGTCCATAGATTCATTCCATCTACAGAATCCATAAATTTTTATGTTTGGTTTTTCTAAAAGAAAATCCAACATATGTGAACCAACCATTCCTAAAACACCTGTAATTAATACATTCATTGATATATTTCTTTGAACATTTTTTCAGTTAAACTCCAATTATTCGGTAACCCGAAAGATTCAGCATAGTTAGCATCGAAATCACGAAGTAAAATTTTATATTCTTCTCGGTTTTCACCAACTAAAGATTTTAATATACTTGGTATATATTTATCATAATAAACAATTCTAGTCGCTGTGTAAATATTTGCTTGGGCGACCCCGAGAATGTGGTCTCTAATTTCGTTGTAATTTTTATCTTTGATGCCAAACAAATTATCTATTATTCCTAAGCATCTTAATTTTATAGAGTCACTATCATCAAAATCATAATTGAATATTTTACTATACAATCCTATACCATATTTTCTCAGATTGTCATTTTGATTTCGATTACCTAAAACTAAAAAGGGATTTCCAAATAAAATACTTCTGAAAGTTTTTTCAGTATGAAACATATATTCTGTGTTTTCCCCTCCACGACTCACCGTACAACCGGGGGCAGTCTCACTCACGATATCAATCAGATTTCCAGCATTGAGTAATTCTGAAGAAAAAACCTGATGAGTCTGCCTTTCATCTTTATCAATTTCAAAGGTTAATTTTCTCGGAGTAAAATATTCAAAATTCCATGGAGCGTCTGGGTAATTCCACGTGTTTATCCCATAATCAAACAATCCATATTTACAAAGATAATCCATCAACATACATCGATGATTCCTATCGTGGTTGTTCAAATTCAAATAAAGTTTTTTAATTACCTTTTGAGGGTCGAATAATTGTGCGGGTTCTTTTTTATAAAAAGATGTCATCCCATAAAAAGTATAATGCAACAAAGCGGTGGGCCAAAAAATGACTTCAAAATTTTTTATGGGATTGGTGTTAATATTTGAATAGGCTTCACTATAATCACATCCAACTAAAAGATAACATTGTATATTATTTTTTACTAATGTATTTTCGAAATATTGGTATTTTTCAAGATGTTTTTTGTTATCTTTATAATTATACTCTAAATAATCCAAGAATCTTTCATCGAATGCCTCCCAAGGTTGCCAAATAATTATATGACCACTTGGTTTGATTTCTTCAATGAGGTCAGACACATCCTTAAGATTTTGTGTAGGGTCTGGCGGATTTATTAAAAGTACGTTTTTGTAAAATCTATAGTTGACCATATTCATTATACCATTTTAGAGTTTCTTTTATACCTTGTTCAAAAGTATATTTAGGTTCAAACCCTAATTCATTTTTTATTCTGTCTGTATTAACAGCTCTGAAGGGAATTGTAGTTGGTTTTGAATTGTCCCAATTAATTTCGGGATTTTTACCTGTCACTTTTAATATTGTATCTAATATTTCACCAATTGTGATACCACCACCATATCCTAAATTATATGGTCTCATTGATTCCCCCTTTTCTAATATCAACAATGCACCATCTACCACATCTTTAACATACAAAAAATCTCTAACAACGTCAGGACTTCCCCAAGCGGTAAAAGGATTTTCATCACTTAATACTCTTTTAATCAGCGCCGGTACGACATGACAATTTTTCAAATTAAAATTATCGTTTGGTCCGAATATTGCTGTACATCTTGCAAGTGCGATTTCTAATCCTGAAAATTTAGAAACATGTTCCATTAACTTTTCACGATACCTTCTCATCCACCCATATCCGTAATATGATTTATATGGTTCATCAACCCAATATTCATCTTCAGTTATTGGTCTTCTAATATCAGGATATCCGGTTGAGCTGTTTAAATCCAAAAATCTTTTAACACCATTTTTTGCACAAGCTTCTAAAACATTACCAATTAAATTTAATTGTTTTAATGATATTTGTACATCAGTTGGTACCGATGAGGGATGTGCTATTTCACCAGCACAATGAATAACATAATCGGCACCATAAGTTAATTTGATACAATCATCTAATTTCATCAAATCTATATCTCTTAAAATTTGAATATGATTGTGTTCATATTGTAAATCATTTTTATGTATGTGTGTTCTTACATATGCACCTGTTTCAACTAGTTTCATTAGAAAATGTGTACCAATAAATCCAGAACCACCGGTTACGACTACTCTTTTTCCTTTTAAAAAATTACTCATATTAATGATTTACAAATGGGTTATATCTCTTATCCAACATTTCTTTATTTTCCAAATACCATTCTGTGGTTAATCTAATACCATCCTCTAATGATACTAATGGTTCAATACCATACGATTTTGCACGTGTGGTATCAAATAACCTTATGTCATCTCCCTTATTATTATTTGAATTTGAAAATTTAACTAAATTTTTTCTACTCGAATTAAGATAAACTAATTCAACTAAATCTCTTATTGAACGTCCATTACCTGAACCTAAATTAATTGGTTCTGTTATTTTATTCTCAACGGCCATTATCATTCCTCTTGCCACATCATCACAATAAATAAAATCTCTAATTGCTGAACCATCTCCCATAACTTCCAACACATCATTCTCATTAGCTTTTCTAATAAGAGATGGTACGACCATTGCATTTTCAGGATTGAAATTATCATATGGACCATAAACATTAGCGGGTCTTACTATTGAAAATCTATCAAACCCATGTTGAATTTTATATGTTTCAATTTGTAATTCTCCAATTCGTTTTGCCCAACCTGGATACCTATCATTTGGTGACGGAAATGTATCCCAAACAGTGTCTTCTTTGAATATTTGAGCGGGAGCATATACACCGACTGAACTGGTATATAAAAACCATTCAACATTCGCTTCATATGCTGCTTGTATCATATTGGTATTAAATTGTAACATGGGAACCATGAAATCAACAGGTTGTTCTTTACACATTTTTGGTGACCCTTTAACACCAGCCAAATGGAATACAAAATCCATTCCTTTACAGATATCCAAACAATTGTCGAAAAACCTTAAATCAACTTGTAAGTGTTCAACACTTTCAGGTAAATCAGATGGTTTTGTTAAATCTGCAATAAAAATTTTACATTCCTTTTCTAACAACAATTTCACTAAGGATCTTCCTATCATTCCACCACCACCTGTTATTAATACTTTTTTATCTTTAAACATCATTTAATTTTTTACATAGTTCAATTATTTGTTCATCCGTCAAATCTGTGTGATTACCAATATATAATGAATTGTTATGGATGTAATTCACATTATCTAATTTACCTACAATTCTATGTTCATATTTTTCCAAGAAAGGTTGTAAAACTTGATTACCACCTCCAGATGTTCCTAAACGGTACTCCACACCACACAAATCTAAAATATCACAAACACTACTGTAATCATCATTTATATGTAATCTATCAGTGTAATGTGGATGCATAACTAAGGGTAAAGCAAAATTACTATTCTCACCATCATCCCATTCTGTTTTGAATTTTCTAGAATCAAGATTATCTAACCAAACTTTGAAATTATGTCTTCTCTTTTCAACATTATAGTCAATTCTTTTCATCTGTTCAATACCTAAAACGGCATTCAATTCCGTACTTCTCATATTAAATCCAGCAACCGCAAACGTGAATAAAGGATTTAATTGTGGGTAATTTTCTTTAAAAAATTGCTGAGATTCTAATGAACTTTCTCTTGTCATTCCGTGTGAACGAAATAATCTTGCTAAGTCATCGTGTAAATCTTCCTTAACACAAACCATACCACCTTCAACAGTTGTTATATGGTGTCCAAAATAAAATGAAAATATAGATATATCACCAAAAGTACCAACTTTTTGACCTTTATAACTAGCACCATGTGATTCACAACAATCTTCAATTAAAAGAATATCTTTTTCTTTTGCAATTTTTACTATTTCTTCATTGATTGCATTAAAACCTAAACAATGAACTAAAACAATTGCTTTTGTTTGGGGTGTGATTGCTTTTTCAATATTTTCCAATGTTATCGAAAGATTATCCATTGATATATCAACAAAAACAGGTGTCATACCAAGTTGTACTATTGATGAAACGTCTGAAACCCAACCAAGTGGTGGTACTATAACTTCACCGATACCTAACAGTTCTTTTACCATGGCTATTGAAATGTAATTTCCTGAACTACCGGAATTTACCATAGTACTATGTTTAACTCCTAACCATTTCGACCATAATTTTTCGAATTCTTTTACTTTATCACCATTAGTTAATCTTTGATTTGATAATATAAAATCCGCTAATACTTTTCTATCAGATTCTGAGATATTATTGTTTATTAATGGCCATTTATAATTTTTCATATAATTTAAATATAAAGAAACCTTTTATGATAGTAAAGTAAAACTTACATGATATCGAAGTATTCCCCTATCATAAATTTAGTTTTCATATTGATTGAACCATCTGTATTTGGTACAAATTTTATTGGGTCTATCAATCTGAAATCAACAGAAACTCGTGTTTGTTGACTTTCGTTTGGTTTATTACCATGTACTAAATTTGCACCATCAAATATTAAAATCTCACCATACTTTACTTCATATGGTTTATAATCTGATTTGTTTTCTCTACTCTCCATCCATATTGTATTATATTGATTGGTATGTACGAATGGTAACCAGAAATTAACTTCGGTTGTACCATGGTTATAAGTTTTATCTTTGTGCCATTCACCTACTGCAAGGTTTCCATTGGCTAACTGAACTCTGAATGTTGGTATAACTTGATATACGATTTGGTTATAACCAAATCTCTCTTTCAAATCATTTACCAATTCCAAATAAGTTGGTAAAAATTCTTTTCTAAATTTATCATAATATCTTTTATGCCAAATAGTTGATTGGTCTTTTTCTCTTATCAAAACATCATAGTGTTCTAAAGTATGTAACTCTTCTAATGGTGTGGTTTCTCCTTCCCAAACTTCTAACATTTGAGAAACAATTTGTCTAAAAGGATACTTTTTTGTATCGTAATCAATTTTATAAGGTGTATTCAAGTACATTTTTTTCGAATATTTCTTTTAATAAATTAGTTTCAATTTTTATTGGATTATGAATTCCCATGGGGTCATAATAATAATCGTCTTCCATTGCAAATTTTTTAGCACTTTCCAAATCGGCTAAACCATCGTCTAACAAATATTTTGAAAAATATATGTCTTCCCACATTCCGTAATCCGATTTGTATTTTTCAGTTATTTTAATCATTTTGTCTCTTGTTCTTAAAGATAAACCACCATTTCCTACAAAACAACCTTCTTTTGGTTTTTTCCAAGGAGCACCAATATAATCCCATTTTAAAAAATCCTCGATTCCACTTTTTAGCAACATAGAATCATTTTGAAAAATTAATATCTTATTTCCCATAGATTTTTTCCAAAATTCAGTAGATTTCAAAATTTCAGTGTGAGTTTGTCTACTTGTAAAATTTGGTATATTCAAATTTTCATAAACAATGTTTTCAAATTCTTTAAACAAATTTTTTAAATAATATTCATTTTCACTATTATGAAAAATTTGTAATCCCCACTTAACACCTAAACTATTATTATTTAAGAAATATAAATGATTTTTTACAATAGGTAATAGTTCAGGTAAACATCTTAAATCGAACAGTGAAGCATAATAGTTTGAATTTTCGTCAATCTCGGGTATGTAATTTTCTAATTTATTCTCAAAAATTTTCAAATATTTTTTAAACAATAGTAAATTTTCCTCTTTATAAATTAATTCTTGACTCATAATTTATCTTTAATATTTTCATAAATGTAATCACCTATAATTTTATATCCCTCTAAGTTTGGATGATAATCTCCTTCGTAAAAATTTTTCTCATCATTCCATATACTTCTACTACCATATTCCCACACACTCATATCATTTTTTATTTCATAATCTCTTAGTACATCCGCAACACAACCATTTGGATTTATGAAATATTTTGGTAATTGGGTAGTGTCGAATTCATAATCTTTAAAAGATGGGTAAAACGAATTAAAATAAAAATGTTTTATACCTATTAGTTCTTTTTCTAACATGTTGTAAATGTCAATTACGGTTTCACTATCATGTCTCATATATCTATATGGCCAAGAAAACATTATTATGATAACATCATCTGTATCGATATAACCGTTTTGTAATGAAACCACCACATTGTTGTAAATGTATTTGTTACCATCACCACAAACACCGTTATTTACGTATACACACCCTAATTTTTCAGCCGTCCATCTCGGCCAAGAATTCTGTTCCCTAAGTCTTTCAATAAAAAGTGGGGGATTTGGTATCTCTTTATAAGACTCGTCTGTCTCAACTCCATGGCCCGCGGTCCAACTATCACCAAAACAAATTATTCTCATTATAGGAATTCTTTAATGTAGTTATACATATACTCTGATTGAGTGATGTGACCGTATTCGCCGAAATGTCCATCATTAACGGTTTCATTTGTTTCTTGAGAAATTTTTGCAATTAGTCTATCGTGTTGTTTATTACAGAGGTCCTCAATTTCAGACATAATACCTCTATTAATGTTCTCGTAATCATTTCCTTTAATAATTCTATAATCATCTTTAAATAGGGTTTTAAATTGTATAGTTATATGTTCATCACTAGACCAATGAAAAACGTGTGCACCTATTTTGTTTAGATAAATGTTAATCAATAACATCCAAGAGAACACCTCTTCAATCCACAAATGGTGTGTTCTATTAATTAATACCTCATTTATTGCGTTTTGGGATACACTTATACCAGGAAACCCACCAACACTATTTGGTTGTATTTGATTGAAGACGTTTTCCTCCTCATTAACTAATTGAAATCTAGCCGGATTTGTCCATCCAAATATTAGAATATCGTCTTTTTTTATAGAGTGTACAAACTCTAAAAATTGTTTAAATATTAAATAATTACTAGAACCACCAACCGCTCTATTTTGACATTCATACCCTAATTTATTTGCTAATAATGTTGGCCAAACGTCGGGAAGGTTATTATTTCTACATTTTTTATATTCGTCATATTTGCTTGTCATGTAGGGGTGTCCTACAGGGTAATATTCTGCGGTGAAACTACATCCAAATGTCCATAGTGTGCTCATGATTTGTTTGTTAAATTACTAAAGAACATATAGTCTCTTTTTATTTTTAAAATATCTAATACCCTTTGTTTATTAGCCTCAAACCTTTCAAAATTATTTTCATAAAATTTAATAAATTTATCTTTATTTTCATAGACTCTTTTTATTTCTCTGAAAATATCGAAAAACCTTAGTTTGTCGTTCATCTTATCATCGTAATTGTGATCAATCATATCTTCAAAAAAATCAAAACCATATTTTTGTTTCATAATTGAAATATGATGTGGGGTTGCAATTATAATTGGGAATTGATAAAAGAAAAATGGTCTAAATGATTTTTCAGTAATTTGTACAACGTTTGGACAATTACTAAACATTGATTCTGTTACAATATTCACATAAGATTCTTCAAATGTTTTATTCTTCTCAGGAATTTGTTGCCATTTGGGTAGCATGGTTTTGTCTAATTCTTGTAATGGTTTAAACCATCCTTCGTCACCTTCATAATCACTAACTTTCATTTGAATGTTATTGAAATATTCGATCTCTTCGTCTAAAATTTCAATTGCTGTTGAGTCGAACAGGGAATCATAAAAGTTACCGACGGGATACCCCCAATATGTCGGTACCAACGACCAATTCACATCTTTATCCAATAATCCGATTTTTTTTAACAGAACTAAAATGGCATACCTATGTGATTTCGGTGATTTATTGTGACATAAAAAAAATTTACCTTCTTTTTCTTTTTTATAAACAGAACCTATTTTTTGTAAAACTCTAGTGGATGAGTTTGGAATGAACTCAAGAGCATGTTCTTTTACTTTAAAATCACCATGTATTTTTTTCAACCAATGTATTTTTGCGTTATTATTTACAAAGTATACTTTTTCAAGATTTATACCTAATTTTTTTAGATAATCGACCGTTAATCTATAACCTAATTCACTATCGGGTTCATGTTCAGTTAAGAAAATTAAAAATAAATTATCATATTCTATTAAAGATTTGGTTACCTCATTACTTAGTGGTTTTTTACCATCTAATATTGCCTGTACATTTTCTCCGTGAACATGAGGGATACAAAAAAATCTTGATAAATCAAAACTGTAATGGTTTATAATGTAATAAAAATTCTCTTCAGGTCTTTCACTTATTTCATTAAATCTACATCTTTTTACTGTAAATTTTTCGCTCTCTTCAAGCACGGGTTCCAAGAACTCATAACTCAACATCCTATCTAAATAATTGTTTATAAGATTATACCCATCCCAAAATGTTTTTTCACCATAGATATTGACGCAATTCGGTATTGGTTCTTCCGAATCTATTGGCCAATTATCATATACTAAATTTAATACTCTCATATATTTTTTAATATGTTTTTCATAAAACCGTAACTTTTATCTATAAACTCTGAATTATTTTTTAAATCATATTTTATACACAATTCCTTAAATATTTTTGGTACATACTCGTCTTGAATAATTAGTTCATATGCACGTTTTTTATTGTATAATATGATATCAAAATTTTCTTCATATAGTTTATTTAAATCCATTCCTTTTAGATTTTTTATATTTTGGATAACACCTTCTGCTCTTTTTTCTAAGTCATCTTCTGAATCAAAAGAATAGTCAAAAATATTATCATATAATTTAAATCCATAATTTTTTAGTATCGAATTTTGATTTTTACTTCCATAACATAAAAATGGTTGTTCCATTAAAATTGGTTTGAATGTTTTCTCTGTTATAAACTCACACTCAATGTTAGATTCTGTAACGAGAAAGAAAAAAGAATTATTATTAATTAAAAAGTCAGTTCTATCGTTGTGATTTGTCTCATTAAACTCATCTAGATTTAGTATTTTTTCCTGCCAATTTTTAAAATTATAATATCCTCTTGACCATATCTCATCACTTAGTTTACACCAAGATATATTTCCATAATTTTCGAGTCCGTTTTGAAAAATTTTATCAATCAACAAACATCTATGATAATGTGGTTTATTATTATACGATATGAATAATTTATCAAAATTTTTATTAATTTTTATGTTGTTTAAATTATTAGAATAATATGGACACATAAATGCATAAGTAAAATGTAATAAAAATGTAGGCCAATTATGGATTATAATTTTTTCATATTTATTTATTTTTTCATAATACTTTTCATCTTGTGCACCAAAAATTATATGTGTTGTTGTATCATTTTTTTTACATATCAAATTTAATAAATTAAAATCATAGTTTTCATTACCTCCAGATAACGCAAATTCACCAAATGATAATATAAGAACATCTTTAGGTTTTGTTTCGTTAATTTTTATTATAACATCGTCAAAACTAAATCGACTTAAATCGTTTGAATTACATATTAATATTTCTGATGTCATAAAAAATCTTGAATTTTAGGTGGCCATCTTAGATATGGATGTTCGTTATTAATATAATTGATTCTCCTACCATTATTTTTTTCAAAATCACTCTCTATTTTAACAATTTCATCTTTATCTGTTATGTAAGATGTCCAATCCACAGAATTTTTATGTAATTCAGCATCGAATGAATTGTTTTTTAAATCAAATGAATTTAAAACATACTTAGAGAACAAAAAATGACAATATGGTGATGGGTGATCGTCCCCATATATATTATTTTCATTTTCATAATAATAGGTTAATTTTTCTCTAAAATCTATATCACTATTTAATATAAAACTTTCAACACTATCGATATAATTTTCATCTACAACCATTTTTAAATCCTCAAGAATACCACTCTCGGATGTCTCTTTATATTTTTTTATCAGTTCATTTGGAATTTCTCCCGGTTCTCCCATCACATTAGAAATCCACGGCTCCAACATATAAAACCATTTAAAATTAATACCTTCGCTCTTCAATAATGATAGTAAAACAACAATATAAGATAACAATTCATTCCCTTTTTGATTAACCGAGAAATATTTTTGAATATAATGATTGTCAAATAATGGTGAATTCGTAATTAAACCACCCGAATCCCACTCATTATTAATCATGATATCCTCTCGAGCCAATGCACTCCATTGTATTGTTACATAGTCATTCTTTTTTATTTTTTTTTCATAAATAAGTCTGACGATTTTATTAAATATAGATTTATTACCCGATCCTGATCGACCATAATTATATGTTTGGTCAAAATAAGGAGATAGATAATCAACATACGTTGGATATTTGAAATTAGTAAAACTACACCCGAAAGAAAAAAGGTTTTTCATTAAATCAGTGCATTTTTATCTAATTCTTTTTTTATGATACTATACGGATAGGGGAGTGAATTACCGGCGTTATGTCTCAAAACCTCAAAGTTGTGTTTCAATGTTTTTTCCATATCTCTATACATAGATAATTTATTTTCTATTTTATCTATTTGATAAAGAACCTTAACTATTTCGTTAATTCTTTTGGTGTCCTCCATTTCATCATAACTTTCATCAAACCAATTTGAAAATGTTTCATACCCCAATTTTTTTAATTCTCTCAAACTAAAACGATTACCCATAACAATAAATGGGTGGTAACATGTCATCGGTTTAAATATCTTCTCACTTAAAAATACCGTACCTTGTTTGTCCTCATACTGTGCCTCACTTATGACAGACACCCAAGAATCTAAATGTGGTTTTTCATGTATTCTTACAACGTAATAGTTAGGGTCGTGAATTTCATTTGAAGTGTCGTATATTACTGATGGTAATGTTTTATACAATTCTTGGGTAAATTTATTATCCATAGTGATTCCGCAAAAATATCTACCTCTTTCTGGATCATCGAACTGATTCATACTAACAAGTCCCCTACTTAATAAATTTGTATAATATAATTTAGCATAAAACCATATTCTATGTTCTCTCGGTTTTTTGTTTAAATTATTAAATAATTTAATCTTATCGTTGTTATATATTTTATATTGATAGTGTTCTTCAAATGTATTCAATGGGGTTCCATTTCTTGTCATATCTATTGATTGTGAAAACACATCGGATTCGAAATGTGAATATGGAATTACGTGTATGTTGATTTTTTGTGGTTTTTCTTGTAACCACATATCATACCTTTCTTTAATTATCGAATTACCTGTTACAAAGAATATTTGATTTGGGGATATGTCATATTCGATACATTCATTATGAAAAAAATCGAAAACCCAATCATCATGATATCCTTCAAAACTTGAGTCTATTAATAGATATGCATTACCATTTCTCAAATCTTTTAGGAAAGTCTCATTAATAAACTCGAAAAGGCTGGGTATTGTGGAATCTGCAGAATGTTTACCTCCCGTCCACATGACTGGATCATTATTGACACCGATTGGGATTAAATAAGTTTTAGGTCTATTATCAATACGGAAATCATTTGAAATAAATTCATAAGATCTATTGAAACTCCTAAGAAAAGACATCCTATTATAGAAAGGACAAAGTGTAAATCTTGTGGAACCCGCTTTATTCATAACCCAATGGTTCACAAAATTTCTTGGGGTTGCTATATCTTCAAATACAAAGTTCATTTCATTAAAATGTTTTCCAAATTTTTCTTAATATTTCTACAATCGGCTTCTTATTATCAGACCATCCGTGTCCATCATAGTCATATTTTTCTTTTATAATTTCCACAAATCTATTTCTATTAAATAGACAAACCTCATACATTTCTTCTCTAATTTGTGTGAGTTCTTCTATTGATTTTGATTTAAATTTATTTAATTCATTTACAATCTTTTCTATCTTTTTATGATGGTCCGGCTCCAAATCGTAACTTTCGTCAATCCATCTATCAAATGTCCTGAATCCTTGTTCTTTTAGATACGATAATGTATGTAAATTTCCCAATAAAATAAATGGTTGACCCGCAACTATTGGTTTCCAAATTTTTTCAGAAATAAAGAGAATGGAGGTGTCAATCAGGGTCTCTGTAATGACCGAAATAAATGTAGACTCGTAATCAGGTATTTCAATGTTTACCGCCCAATTTATATCTAATGTTCTATCTATTTCAATAGGTGTTATTTTAGATAAGTCTTCATATTCATCATATGGTTCAAACTTACCCAAACTTATTTTCCCTCGATTAAAAAGTTCATTTTTTATCAATTCATTTACCAAATGCACTCTATGTGGTCTTGGGTTTCTGTTATATGATAATATCAAATGCTTATCATCAATTGGTTCAAATTTAACAATATCATTCTTTAGAAGTCTATAATCCACCCACGAATCAAATATTGATATGGGGTGACATGTAAAACTGAGACCCCTTTGTTTCCTAACTTCATCAACAAGAAGGTTACCATGAATATAATGTACGTTTTTATCGGGTAGATTTGATTCTTTAATCCATTTATCTATTACCTCTAAGTCATTATTATATATATTCATTCCACTATACCCTTCGAATTGGTGAATTAAAACAATTTTGCACCTATCTTCCCGTACATCCTTAAGATATTCTTCAGAAATACATTTAAAACCAATGTCAATGTTTTTAGTAAAAAATTTATTGTCATAAACATTTATAAGGTATAAATGATTTTTTTTATTTAATCTATTTTTTTCAACGTAGTTTATTAAAGAATTATATTTTGTTGTAATGTTTTCTCTTAACACATCATCGGGCCATAATTTATTAGAATCTTCTATATTGAATAGATTCCACACACCCCAAGATTTAGGAAAATCAAAACTACCTGTTTCTTTTAGATACCAAGATTTTGAAAAACCATTAGGTCTATAATAATTAAAAACTGTGTCCCAGTCCTCTAACGAACAAACAATTTTTTCATCATTAATTAGTTCTGTGAATCCATCTTCAAAAGTTATGTGGTTAAATTGTATGTGACTTTCTAATTTAGAAAAATCGACTTTATATGATCTACTATCTTCACTTACGATTAATGTATATTCTAAATCAGGTTTTATCGATTTATTTATTCTATCAATTAAATCCTTTTTACTTATGTTTAACTCCTTTTTACCTATATTAATAATTTTACCATCAAAATCGTTTTCAATTATACTTTTTAATACTCTTACACAATCTTTAATGTGAATGTGTGGTCTTTCGGCTAACGGGTCAAATATTTCTATTAATCTATTATGTTTTATATCATCAATCAAATTGTTTATTAAGACATCATCCCTACGTAATTTACTTGCACCATAAAGAGTTGATAATCTTACAATTTTAAATTTTGGATTATTTTTTGAAAGTATAATATTTTCACATTTAATTTTTAATTCTGAATATAAAGACGTAATCTGTGTCTCAGAATTTTCATTAACTATATCGTTTCTTTTTCCATAAACACTACAACTGCTTGAGAAAATGAGTCTTGTGTTTTCGTTGTTAATTAAGTTAATAGTATTTCTGAATTCTTTTACCGGTTCTATTAATTGTATTTCATCTGTTAAATCTAAAAGCCTCGGTGATGCTAAGTATATAATTAAATCCATCGAATTAACCAAATCAGAATAATTCCCGATGTTACATACATCATCATTAATTACCTTTATATTATTATTCAAAAAAGTGATATTACTGTATAAGAATTTATCATATACTGTAACATCATAATCAATAAGACTGTTGGATAATGGAATACCTAAATAACCAGCACCTCCTATAATTAAAATTTTCATATTAGTCTCTTAATAATTCAGTTGTAACGCAATGAAAAGAACCACCCAAAGTTCTTGAATGTCTTATCTTGCAATCCAACGATTCAATATTATATTTTTTTAATTCTTTAATTAAATCCTGTTGTCTATTATCAACTATAACAGTATTTTCATCTATTGATAGTAGGTTAACTCCTATCCAAACTGACGCTCTAATTGTTTTATGATAACCTATGTCAACCATAGGTGGACACCATATTTTATCCCATGATTTTAGAAACTCCGGCATGTTATTTTCATTTACTCTTTCAGGATTTAATAAACAAAGCCCCTCTCGAAGTAATGCAATGGTTGAGTCTATGTGGATATAAGAATAAACATTTTCAATTGTATGTATTCTGTAATCTTTACCCAAAAAGTTTTGCAACCATTTAGCGCCCTTTAAGTTACCGGTGTTAGATACCAAATATAAAATATCATTATTACATCTTAGAATGTTTGCTGCGTCAAAAACCGGTTCATAATTGTTCAATGTTATTTTTGATAAATCTTCTCTTTGATACATTGAATCGAGTAATCTCGGTTTTGGTGCTGCAACCCAATTTGCACCTTGTTCCATTTTTCCAATAAAAATATCTCTGAAACAATCGGTTTCAAATTGTCTTGATCTAAGTGACATTGGTGATTCTAATATGTTATTACCAATCACGGTTACAGTATCTCGAGGACAAAATGTATAATACTGTGTTGTCTCCCAATAACCATTTGATACTGGTTTTTGTGTATCTATTGGGGTTGGACGATGTACTTTAACGCCCGTATCTTTTAATAAATCTGATAATTTTTCTAAATCTTCAAAAGTTTCATCATACACTTTAGAATCCCAAAAACCGATTTCATCTTTCGGTATTTCATTTTCCGTCGCGTAGTTTATACAATGTAAATCTTTACCATGTGTTGGCATATTTGCATTGTCAATTGTGCCGACGATTATTTCTCTAAGTCTACCCCATTCATTATTAACTGATACCATCGTTTTATTTTTTTATTTTTTAATAATATGTTTTTTATTTCATAATGACCTAATTGATTTGGGTGGTACCCATTACCTTCAAAAAATTCACCAATAAACATATTTTTAGTGGGTCCGTCTGTCTGATTCTCTATTAAATTTATGTCTTCTAAATTCGTTAAAATTGAGGTTAGACTTCTGTCAAAATCTAAAAAATTTTCCTTCAATAATAAATTATTAAATGATTCATAAATTTTTAATTTACCATAATTGTGAACGAATAAAAAGTGAACATGTTTTTCTTTAAAAAATTCTTGTAAAACAAATAGAAAAAGTGATTGATGATATTCGTACCATATTTTTCTATGTGTTATTGTATTTACATATAATGATAATTCAGACTTTCTAATCTCATCAATTGTATCATCATTGAATAAACTTTCATCAGGAACCCATAAACTGGATATTTTATTATCAATATTTTCATAATACCACCTAACGTCCGGTGGAACTATTACTAACACAAAATCTTCTAAATTAAATTCACAATGATTTATAATATCATGTGTTATTTGACCAAAAGACGCACCCTCAACACTCTTGTTTTTAAAAGAAATATTTAAATCTTCAGCAATTAGATTTACAAAAGGTTTTTCTTTAGTCAAATCCAATTCACTTCCATATCCCCAACTGTCTCCGAAACAATATATCACTTATTAATTTGTTTAGTCTTTAATATTTCATTTACAACAATATCTTGAGATAAATGTCCGTTATGTGATAAATCACGTCCTGTAGTTCCTGTTGTGTCATCAATGGAGAGTAGGGTTATATCGTTTTTAAAAAAATAATCAGAATATTCGATATCAAAATCACCATTCCAAGTCCAATGAATTACAGGTATATCCATAGATTTCCAAATATTGTTACAGGTCATTATTGAAAAATTAACATTTTTCATTCTTTCACCACAGTTCTCCATATAACTTGTGATATACCAAGGTCCGTATTCTTTTGCGTTTTTTGGATATAAATCTTCAGGATAAGTTGGTGAGAACAATTCGATATCTAAAGATTTGTTTTCTTGATTCAAAAAAGTATAGAACGTTCTATGTTTAAATGGCCATTGATAAATTACATACTTTGGAAATTTTTTATTTCCTAAAATAAAATTCTGATACAAAAGTGTATTGTACATTTGGAAATCGGGGCCGGTTGCTCCCATACCTAAATTCAAAATGTCCATATCTAATATTAGGCCAAGTTTTGTTGACCACATATCACTATGATAAAGTCCAACTCCTTCTGTAAAAGAACATCCAAATACCAATATATAATCATCTTTTAACTCATCAAATTCCATACTTCTATATCCCCAAGAATTATATTGATATGTTATCGGTTTTTCATAATAGTACCAATTTGTACCAAAAATATCTTTGTTCTTTATAAAAGATTCGGGAGAATCTGTGTCCTTAAAATATTTTGTTGTGTTGGAGTTGTGTGTGTTTTGGATTACAGGACAACTATTATTAACTGATATGTACGACATTATTTAAAAACGTTAAAGTTCTTTAAGTTTGGATAACTTTTATTGTTGTGAGAGTCGTCATTAATTTTTGGTATCGTATCCATTAAAATAATACCTCTCGCGGCGTCCTCTGGTGTCATGTAATAATGCCAACCATAAAATTCAATATTGTCTTGGTCGTATGGTAAGTCTAAATTTCTACCATCATAACAAACTTTTTTAAACCACTTATAGGCATCATAATCATTACATAAAATCATACCCCCTTTACCGATTGGTATTCTTTTTTTTATTTGGAATGAAATAATTTGAAATCCGCTTATATACATATCTTTGGTCCACCTACCTGCGGAATCCCATATATCTAATGGTTCTAGTTTATACACACCGGACCATTCCTTATCAACAAATTCAAAATCATATCCCGCGTGTTTTATATACATAGGAACTGAGGTATATGTGTGTGATGGTATGTATAATTTTTGTGGTTGATTTATATATTTCAAAACAAGAAATAATCCATGTGTACAACAATCAACCGCAACAGCATACTTTGATCCACAAAATTTTGCAACTTTATCTTCAAATAAAGAAACAACTTCATGTGGTTGTGTCCAATTATACCCTAATTCTTTTATCTGTTCTAATTCAGGTCTAGATAAGTTTATTGGTGGTTTTCCTAATGGCCATTCCTTGAACATCTTTTATAAATGTTTTATTTTTAAATTCATGTGATAATTCCTCTTTAAACTCATAGGAACCCGGTTGGTCCCATTCTTTACCAAAAAGTCTTTTCAGTAATTTATTCTCTAAATCATCAGTTGGGTATGACCAAGGTTGATTTCTATAATAAACCGCAAATTCACTCCATGTTGACCTATGTGATCTAACTAAAAATTTACAAAAACTAAGTGAAAATAAATCTACAATATTACTGATTACTTGTCCCCTAACTAATTTTCTGATATCAACACCCGCACTTAACAAATAATCTTGAACTACGGGAATAAAATCTTCCTTTGTAATTATTTTGTCTTGATACTTGTCTTTGTAATATGAAAACATTTCATAAGGCAAATCACAACTAATATAAAATTTTTGTTCGGGATTAATTTCCAAAATCCTATCTATAATTTTAAAATATAACTCATCTTTAAAAAATTTGTAACCTCTATTTACTGCACCCTTTATGGCGTGAAGTTCTTCAAAGTCTTTTCTAATATGTTCAGGTAACGACAAAACATCCTCTTCTTTGATGGATACACCACAATTTCTTCTGATATGAATACCAATAACATCCTTAGTATTTCTACGTAAAAAATCCTCTATAAAATGATGTCTTAAAGTAATTGAAGTTAATGGTCTCCACTTAACATTTTTTCTAGTATAATTTTGTAATTCTTCATATCCAAAATCAGAATACCAATGATTATCCTGTGTTAAATCGAAACAATTATTTTTAAACATATTGTCCAACATATCTCGGTCAATTTTGGATGCCAATCTTACATCATCGTTTTGTAAATCGAATACGGTTTTAAATCTTAAATTTTGGAATTTAAATTCATGATATAATCCATATTCATATTCTAAAAATTTAAAAGTAGCGGTATTTGGGAGATATAACAAATCTAATTCAGGCCAATGAAGGTGTTGTAGTATTATTTTGAAATCGTAATTATTTTGTTTACATATTTCATGTGCAATTTCCCAATGGAATATTCTATTACATAACCCAGTATCATTTTCCGACCAACCACCATATGGCTCTAACCATCTTAATGTTTTATTGTATTCCATTAACTATTGTAATTTTCTTTATCTGAGACATATTCACCCGGTTCATAATGTGTGATTCTACCGTTAGTAACATTAACATTCGGTATTGAGTTGTCTACCACTAATGAATCGTACCATTCAGCTATCTCAGGAAAAGTTTGTTGAAAGTTTTTGTTTCTACGAATGTCGTATTGAACATAAAAACTTTTAAAGTCGTGATGTTGTAAAGAGTTATCTAACTCTGTTGTGTTGTGTCCTCTATTAACAACTTCAATATAGTCAATAAGTCTTTGAATTTGAGCCTTCTCTCCAACGGTTAGTAAATCACTATTTTTATGTTTTCTAAACCATATTGATAATTTGCCGTGTAATTCATACTTAATTTCGTTTGGTAACACTAAAGGTGACATAAACGCCGGCCATCTTAAGATATTTAAATCTACAATAGGTTTATGTGTACCATATTTAGCTTTAAGAGATAACATATCATCTAAAAACTCTGTGATACTAAACAAACACAAACTATTAATAGTCATCATAATCACCACCTGTCTAAAGTTTGCATTTTCAATAAACTTTACAAGATTTGATTTCCATAATTCGTAATTTAAACCATCTCTAATATATTCGGCGTGTGGACCATAGGACTCATTACTGGTATATAAATCAAACTCCTTAACTTCAACCTCGTGTGTAACATTAATGAGTTTTTTAAGTGTCTTATCATTTAAACCTAAATTTGAATTAATGGCTAACCTTAAATTAGGTGACGGGTATTGTTTCATCAAATCTATAAATTGCCAGAAGTTCCTACTTTGTGAAGGTTCACCACCAGTAACTCGAATCTCCAATAACTTTTGTGATAGTTCGGGCCACCATTCTAAAAACGCCTTTACATATGGATTATTTTCATTGTATTTACCGAATATTTCAGACCAAGATCCATCAGCATAATACGCACCCGCACTTGTTGTCTTGAATTTTTGATATGCCCCGTTATCTTTAATATCCTTTCCCCAAGTTGTCGAGTATCCTGAGTTACAATATGAACAAGCGAAATTACATGTTCTATCAAAAGACACCTCAATTGTTTTTGGGGTGATGTCCTCGTTCCAAGGAATTTCTTTTAATTTCGCAATATCTTGTTCTTCGTAAATAATACTTTTATACACCCTGTCGGCAATATTATTTCTACCAATATCCTCAACCCTCCAACAATAAGAACATTCGGCGGGTTTTACTCCCTCCAACATCATTTTTCTTATTCTCTTTTTAAAATCGGTATTATGTAGTGCCGATGGATTTGTTTTAATTGCTTCAGCATCAATTGGATGTGGTAACGGTAAGTGACAGGAATTTGTAAAACCGTGTCCAAGGTGTAAACTTACGTTATACCATTTAGCCGCACAAAAACTACAACTAACTGAATTTAAATGTTTATCTCTCCAATTTGCTAATTCTTC